CCAGAAAAGTTCTGATGGCCTGCGCGGCGGCTTGCCCAGCCTCTGGGGACTTGGCCTTCTCATACTTGTAGCCGAGGTTGATGTACTGTGATTCGGCGGCTTTCATGCTGTGTATTCCAGTGCTTGCAGGTTGCTGATGCGGGCGTTGATTTCGGTGACGGTCTTCTGAAAGTCAGCCATCACTTTTTGCTTGTGCTTTTCCAGCGCGGCAATTTGCTGTGGGCGTGGGTCATAGTCTTCGGGAACATCAACCTCAACTTCGCGTGGGCCAACGTAGGTTCTGCCATCGGAGTCACCCAGATTGACGCTAAAAAGCTCAAACGTCCCTTGCTCGTCAAAATGATATTTTCTGTAATGCAAGTGCGCTGTGATGGTGGTTTTCATGGTGTTCTCCTGAAGATAAAAGTTATGCTTGAAAATTGATTTCGTCGTCTTGGCCGAAGTATTCTTCGCACTCCGTCACCTCTGCCTCCGCGTACTGCGCGGCCTCAGCCAATGCCTGCAACTCAGACATGGGTTCACTAGAAAAAACAATCTTGCCGTTTTTTCGGACTGTGTAAATGCAAATCATGGTGTGTCCTTTCTGGGGCCGAAGCCCCGTGGTTGATTAGCGGCTGGTGACCTTGACCGAGAACACGGCGGTGGTCTTGGTGTACTTGGCGATCTGGTCGGCGGTGATGCCGAGGTCTGCGTACAGGGTCTTGTGGTCAACCGTGGAACGGTTGGACTCCATGTACGTTGCTTTGAACAGGTTGCCCTCAACAACCTTTGCGCCGCCCATGCTGGCGGAGTCTTTGATGTCGTCCTTGATGGCGTCGGCTTGCTTGGTGAGGTCGGCGATCTGGGCCAACAAGTTACCCAGTACATCGACTTGGGTCAGGGTGATGTCGTTTGATTTCATGGTGGACTCGCTTTCTTTCTCTGGTGCTGCCTTGCACGATTGCTTGGTCAGTGATAGGGAGTGTAACTCCAGATTAAACAGAAAGATAGCCCCAAACGAAAAAAAAGTGAAAAAAACCTCAAAAGTAGGGAAAACCCCTAGTTTTCCACTAATCGCTGGATCGTCACGTTCAGGGCGTCCATCTCATCCATCTTCTTGACCGCCCACATCCTGCGCTGCCCGTGGAGGCCGTTAAACGCCCCTTGGTGGCAGTCTTTGCACAGGGCAATGCAAACGTACTGCCGATGCTGTTTGACGTGGTGTGCGTCGCTTGGGCCAGCCTGATCGCATACCGAGCAGGGAAGCGCCTTTACCCGCCCGACGTGGGCGCGTTCAGCCTTTGTCAGTTGGTTGTTCACGCTTGACCTTTTTGATGGGGCGCTCTTCTGTGTAGAAAGTGTGGTCGTTGAAGCATAGGCGCTTGCGTTTGACAACATTGCCCTGAAGTTGGCGCGTCTCTTTCACGTCCGTGTGCGCCTTGCATTCTGGGCATCTCATGTGTTCTTTGCTTTCAGTGCATCCATCACCGCCTGCAACAGTTTGATGGGGTATAGGTAGTTGTTGTTCTGTTTGATGATGTCAATTGACTCTTGATCGGTCAGCCCCACCCATTCGCGCTGTGGTGGCCCAGCATAAAGCGCCATACCAACAGGCAAAATTGTTGCGCGATTTATGGGGTCGTATGTAAATCGCCCACCATACACCCCAGTTACCCGCGCCACAGGCTCCTGCGCTGGCTTTGGTGGGGCGGTTGCGTAAAACTCGTCAATATTTGCCAAGGCATCAGATAGCTCAAGTCGGCCTCCCCATGCGCTGTGTTCCATCATTATTTTGAGGGCCACAGGCTCCTGTTCAGAATTGATTTTGTCCATCGCTGCTTGGCGCTTGGCTTGAAAGCCGCCGCCCCCCTGCCTGCGGGCGATGTCGTCAAAGGCTTCGTCTTCTGGTGTTTTCATAGCACTCCATTTTTCAGCGTGATGCAAGTGCCCTCAAGCTGAGTAATCATTGCGTTGCCCTTGAGGGACATCTTGCGTAGGTTCTCTTTCTGCGACTCCAGCGCCGTGCGGCACTGCTGCTCAGACTTGAACCATGCTTGTGATTGCATAAACTCACAATGACCATTCATACAAATGAAAAGCACTGGTACAAAAATAACTTGGATCATGCGATTAGCGCCCACAAAATGCCACCCACGGCAGCAGCAAATAGAACAAAAACAAACACCAAAATGACGGTGACGACAATGTCCTCTAAGTAGTCGTCGTCCTCTCCGCTCATTTCGCCTCCCTCGCTTTTAGCATTGCGTCTGCTATGTAGTAAGCCGCCCCTTCAATCTCCACCGATCTAGGAGTGGTAGGGTCAGCCAATATGCCTTGCATAGCCAGCCCAGCGTACCAATCACGCAGGGTCATGTCGCGGGCAAAGCCGCCTGTCCTTGCCATCCATGTGGGGTCGATGGGTGTGGTGTCTTCTTTCATTTGCATTCCTTTGTAAACAATGCCCGCATAGTGAAGCACTCAGGGACGTACTGGTAGTAGTAGTAAGCGTAGCCAGCCACCATCAAGGTCGCGGTGAACCCGATGGCCGCGCAGGCAAGAGCGAACAGAGTAAAGACGGTTCTCATGGCGTCAGAACGCATACTTGTTGGCGCAGATAACATCCAGCACAATCTCGCTGCTGACGCCGTTGACCATCCGCTTGCCGTACACCAGACGTGGCCGCAGGTTGACCTCTTGGCACTCCTTGATGGCGTCGATCTGCTCCATGCGGGTCAGTGGCTGAATCTTCTTGTCGAGCACCAGCGTCTGGCTGGTGAACATAGGCTCCTCGGCCACCTTCGTGTTTGTTGAGCAGCCCTCAAGCCAGCCCATTGAACAAACAATTAAAATCGTAAACATAGTCTTTTTCATTGTGCTACCTTTTCTTTGTTTTTGATGCGCTCATAACGATTCATAAACTCAACCAGCCGCTCCGCAAACTCTCTGTCTTCGCCAACGATAAAAGCGGCGCTTCCAGTTTCAGAATCAACAATGGCCTCCGACAAAGTGCCACCCCAATTCTTGGGAACTTTTACCAAATCAACTGAATAATTTTTCATAGCGTTGCCTTTCCTTCTGCTCGGTTGTTTGCTTGTTCAGTGCGCCAGATTTCAACGCGGGCTTGTGCCCCCAATAAATCCCAGCGCAGCTTTTCTTCTATCTCAATTGCCTCGCGCAGCCCCTCAAGAAGCTGCACATATTCAGGGTGCGCGTATGCCTCGCGCTCTTGCGCCCCAATGGCGCTCTCCATGCTCCGCTTCATCAAGATGGCCTTGAGGGACTTTCGATACTCTTCGATGTAGCACCTCTCGGCCTTTGCTTTAGCGAACCTTTTCCCGTTGAGCAGGATGTAGTCAACGGCCTTGTGTGGGTCGCGGTCTTCACTCATTGCTCATCCTTCGGTGGTCGTTGGCATGACCAGATAAACCACGCCATAAAGAACCCGAATACCCAGACCACAATCCCGGTCAACATCAATGCCCAACTAACCACTTGGAAAAATTCTTCCATCACTTTCTCCTTTCTTTTATAAAGTCTTCACGCACATCAACCATCGCTCTTGCTTGCTCAAACGCCTCGTAGGCAATGTCAACTCTTGACCGACCTTGCACGGGCTTTTGCACCAACCCCATCAAGATAAACATCGCGTAGATGTCAATCAGTTCTGGTTCTTCTGTCATGTTTTTTTCTCCAAACTTTGCATCACTCGCTCATGCAGGACATCAATCAACGGCGGGTCTCCTGAGAACAGGAAGTACAGCACCACCAAACCCAAAATAAAGTTCATTCAATCCCCTCAACAGTTATCTTCACCATTCCACCAATCTCGTTTGCCCAGTACACCCGCAGGTCTTCAATCAAGGCGTCGTCTTGCATCACACCTGCGTGAGTCATGGAGTCAAAAATTGCTTTGAGCAGGTTGTCTAGGTCGCGACGGCGGCGGTCAGGTCGGTATGCCTTAATCTCCACCTTCACGGCGTAGTCGATGTGCTTGTTGGCCCGCTGTATCAGCACTTGGTCGGCCACCGCCTTGCGGTACTCGCGCCCCTTCTTGCTGATGAGCACCCGGCCCTCAAAGTTGCGCCAATAGGTGTTGACCGTGGGAGGCCAAGGTAGTGTGAGTTCAATCATTTTTTATTTTGCATTTTGTAGTGTTCAGAAGAAGTCCAAATTGCATCACACATCTTCTTGTACATATCTTTGGTTAGGTCATCATCGCCTTCAATTGCATACGCGGAAAGCGCAGAACCTAAAGTTAATTGACCAACATTTGCAAAAACTGCATAGCCTATTTCATGACCATGTTTTTGAGTTATTTTTTGAATTTTTTTAAAAATTTGTTCCATCAATTCTGATGATGCTTTTTCAAACAAAAAATTTTCTGTTTCATTCATTTTTTTACTCCTGAGTTGTTAATCATTTCCATTCTCCTATGTTGCCTCTATTACCCTTTGCCCACTGCTCTCGAACATCTGCCTCAAGACGTGACTTGGGATGTAGGTCGTTCCATCCTTTGTGCTGCTTCCCCATGTGGTCACGGTAGCCGTTGAGCCACTTGTAAGCACCATCACGATCTTCCAGTCTCTTTTTAATGACCCATCGAACGAGACAGCGATGCCGATGTTCATCGTCTCCAACACCTTCTTGCGCGGCATTCAAAATTCCCCCCCGGCGTCGAACGACATAGGCCGCGAGTCGTAGGACTCCACGAACTGCTGGCTGTCCTTCAGATACCACAGCGAATACCAATCCTCTGACTCGCCGTTGCGCTGCTTCTCGCACATCAGGTAAGCGTCAGGAATCATTGGATCGACCGAGCCAGTCTGCGCATCGTGCTCCTTCTTCTTGTTCCGCCAGACCATCAGGACGTTGTCCACTTGGTCGCTGATGGAACCCGAACCCTTGATGTCGTTCTTGTTTGGCTTGATCTCTTCGCTCTGCAACTTGCGGATGTGGTGGATCAGGTGGACGTGGACGTTGTGGTCACGCGCCAGCGAGGTCAACTCATCCACAAACATCTTCTGGGCGTTGTAGTCGTCCTCGCCAGACACGCACTTCATCAGCGAGTCAATGAAGATGTGCTGCACACCCAACTCCACAGCGCTGTAGCGCGAGACCGCAATCACCTGCTGCGCGGTCACCGTGCCCTGCTGGTCGTACAGCCACAGGTGGTCAAGCGCGAACAGGCGCATACGCTCAATCAACCCGTTCAGATACCGCGCCTTGTTGATGTACCGTGGGAAGTCAATGTTCTCGCCAGCGAACTGACGCAGCATACGGAACAGGGTGCGCTTGGGCTTCATCTCAAACGACGCAATCATCACCTTCTGACGCTGCTTGATTAACCCCAATGCGATCTGGCCCGTCACCATGCTCTTGCCGCCACCGTTGCCGCCTGCATACAAGGTGACCTCACCAGCGCGAAACTGAAACCCTTGGCTGGTCTTCTGCCACGGCATCAACTGCGTGTCCTCAACCTTCGGGTTGTTCAACTCCCGCTCAATCTCCAGCAAGAACTCTTCGGCCAGCCGAACCTTCTGGGCCACGTCGTTGGCCTTCAGGTACTTCTCAAAATCAATCTCGTCGGGCTTGATGATGCGGATGCGACGCGCCTCATCCAACTCCTTTGCCCGAACCTCTACGCTAGACATTTGCATACTTCACCGCCTCTTCTATTCGCTGTTGGGATACTTTCAATCTCTCTCTGTCGCCCTCGGCCAGCCGCTTGCCTTGGCTCATGTCGTAGGCACAGATGGCGACCACCAGTGTCTCAAACGAAATGATGCGCAGCAGGTCGCTGGCGTAGAACGCAGGCTTCACCGCAGGCAACCCGTGGACTGGGTAGTCGCGGCGCTTATCGTCGGGCGGAAACAGGTCGCCCAAATCCAGTCCGACCGAATGCACTACTTGGTAGACGTCGCATCCGGCGTGGCAGTGCAACAAGATGCGGCCATCTTCTTTTTCGCGGATCGACAACGACGGGCCTCTGTCCTCGTGAGCAGGACAACGCGCCGTCCATGACCCGTTGCGGCCCTTGACTTTTGCCAGTCGGCTCAACAGTTGCTCAATCGGTGTCATATCACCCTCCGACCTGTAACCGAACCGCTAACCGAGTCGGTTTCTGAGTCATCTTCCCACCGCTTTTGGTTCAAGAACGTAATGGGCGCAGGCTCAAAGCCCGTAACCCACTGCTCAGAAGCCTTTAAACGGGTCACCACGGCGTTTATTTTGTCGGTTAAGGGGTCTAGTGCTTGACGCTCCCATTTCGTCTTACAGGCCGATTTAGCGACTTTGCGTTTCGATGTCGGCCAGTTGTTCCAAAATTCATCAAAACGTGATGTTGTCGGAGCATCCGACGAAATGGTATTGGTATTTCTATTTCTGTTTCTGTTAGGGTTCGCTTTCGGTTTCGATTCGGTTTTCGATTCGCTTTTCGACGGTCTTCCTCCTCTGAGGCCAAGCTGTCGATTGTTCTCAACTTGACGTTGATAACGTGTCAATTCGTCATGGCAACGACGATTAAAGTACCCTGTTTCGGTACGTTCAAAGAACTCATCCAAAACCGATTCGGTTATGTCCAAATCCAGACGTATTTTTCTGGAAACCGATTCGGTTTCAAGTGGGATTTCTTTTTCGCTCATGTAGTACAAATCCAGCAGACGGCGGTAGGCCAAATCTTCCGCATCCGACAGATGCACGGTGTGCGTCAGGTAGTCACCGATGTGGAACTTGTACCAAATCATCTGAGTTCTCCGAAGATGTCTGGCCGCAGCGTGGTGCGACGTACCTGCCCTTTGGTGTACCGCTCAATCGCAACGGACAACTCCGGGCTGGGCACTTCCCTGTCGGAGATGAGCAGGCTCAACCACGTCTTGCTGATGCCCAGCTTCCGCGCCATTGCCAGCTTTGCCCCTCTCGGCTTGGTGTCAAAAAATTCAGTCAGTGTCATGTTTTCCTTTTTCAGTTGGTTTAAGGACATCATACACCAAAAAATAGATTACGCAACGGGGTTGTATTTCCCACTTAAATTTGATAGACTCAGGCGGCAATCAAAAGTTAAAGCGAAAAATGCACACAGAACATGAATTTCACGAGGCCAACCTCGAAAGAATGCAAATGCTTGAAGCCGCCCTTGAACGGGCGGAGGCAGGCGTTGCTACGGGGAGCGACTGGGACATCATCCGCTATGAATGCGGGATGCCTCAGCGCTCCAAAGTCACTATGGAAACAGTGTCAATCACTAGGAGCGAATAAATGGGATTAGTAGCGAGAGATAGCGGCGGCGGCGGTGAGTTCACCCCAGTGCCACTCT